AAGTTATAGACGACTAGGAGGTTTAAATTATGGCTGGCAATGGCGGAATAATTGGACCTACAAAAGTTGTTAATACACCAACCACAAAAAACACTACAGTTACAGCAACAGGTTGTTTTACAAGACATAACTGTCAAGTTACATCTGCTAGTGCATTAGTTATTGGTGGTGGAGGAGGCGGAGGTTTTTCTGCTGATGGTTGTTCACCTTCTGGTGGAGGTGGTGCTGGTGGATACAGAACTAATACTTCTATAACTATCTCGGGTAGCTGTACTCCTGTTACAGTTGGAGGAGGTGGAGCTGGAGGAACTCCAGGATCGCCTGCCGTAGGATCAACAGGTAGTAATTCAGTTTTTGGACCACTTACATCTAATGGCGGTGGAGGTGGTGGAGGAGTTCATACAAATCCTAGCAGTCCTAGAGAAAATGGAGCAAATGGTGCATCAGGTGGTGGAGGTTCAGAATCTAATCCAGACGTTTCACCTTCAACAAATGGTGGATCAGGCAATAATCCTCCTACAAGTCCTGCGCAAGGTACAGATGGTGGAGGCGGTAGAATTAATGCAGCTGGAGGTGGTGGCGGTGCAGGTGGTGCTGGTGCAACTGGAAGTCCGTGTGGACCAGGTGGTGCTGGTGGTGCAGGTTCAAGTAGTTGGCCTGGAGATTGCACGGTAAGAGCTTCAGGAGGAGTTGGTGCTGCAAGCACACCTGGAACAAAACAACCTGGTGGTGGAGGTGGAGCTGGAGAAGCTGGAACAGCTAATACTGGAGGCGGTGGTGGAGGTTCTAGAGGTAGCACTGCGGCTGGTGGTTCAGGAGTTGTAGTTATACAAGAAACAATTCCAAAATGTGCATCAGGTGTTTGGGATATGAATACAGTATTAGATGAAGTAGCAGCTGGTAATTGGATTGCAAGAACAGCAACAGTAGATTATTTAGTAGTAGCTGGTGGTGGCGGTGGAGGAAGATTTGGTGGTGGAGGTGGAGCTGGAGGTTACAGAGCTTCTGGTTATGGCCCAAGTCCATTACAAGGAACAGCGCAAAGTTTAGGTTTAGGAGATTATACAGTTACAGTTGGTGGTGGTGGTGCTGGAGCAACAGGACCACAAACTCCTGGAGTTGCAGGAACAGTTTCAACATTTGGATGTATTACATCAGCAGGTGGTGGAGGTGCTGGTTCAGGTGGTGGTCCAGGTACTCAACCAGATTTTAGTGGTGTAACAGGTGGAAGTGGTGGTGGAGGTGCAAGTGGATTTAGTTGTGCTACACAAGGTTTAGGTGCAGCTGGAAATACCCCTCCTACAGATCCTCCACAAGGTAATAGTGGTGGTAATGCAATTAATGATGCAGGTGGAGCTGGAGGTGGAGCTACAGCTGTTGGACAAGCAGGTCAACCAGGAGCAGGTGGAGCTGGAGGTGCAGGAGCACCTAATGCAATTTTAGGACCAGCTACAACATACGCAGGTGGTGGCGGTGGTGGCGGTAGAGCTTCAAATGGAAAAAATGGTGGAGCTGCAGGAGCTGGAGGTGGTGGAGCTGGATCTCCAAACGGAACTGGTTCTGCAGGAACTGCAAACACTGGTGGTGGTGGAGGTGGTGGATCTGGATGTAATCCTTATTGTGGTGGAGCAGGTGGTTCAGGAATTGTTGTTGTAAGAGTTCCAAGTGAATTTACTTTAGCAGGAACACCAAGTCCTGCATTTACTGGATCAACTCATCCAGGAGGAGACAAGATAGGTAAATTTACAGCATCTGGAACATTGACAATAGGTGAGGCATAGAATATAAATTTAATTTTAAGGAGTAAAAAAATGGCACATTTCGCAGAATTAAAAGCAATGACAGATCCTACAGGATTTACGTCAGATTCACATCAAGTAGTACAAAGAGTAGTAGTTGTATCAAACGATGAAGTTCCTTCAGATATGCATGTTGATGGAGAAACATGGTGTATTAATTTTTTTAATGGTGGTATTTGGAAACAAACTTCTTACAACCATAATTTTAGAAAACAATACGCAGGTATCGGAATGATTTACGATCCTGTAAAAGATAAATTTTTAACTCAACAACCTTTTGCTTCATGGTCATTAGATTCTAATGACGATTGGCAAGCACCAATAACTTATCCAACAATTACCGATGATGGTGCAGATCCAGTTGTATGGTTTTATATAATTGGATGGAACGAAACAAAATATCAAGCTGACAACACTAAAGGTTGGGAAGCAACTAAATCAAACGACGAATCGGAAACACCTACCAAATATAATTGGAACGGCACAGCTTGGGTGTCCGAATAGGAGACTCAAATGCCAAGAAACAAATCTGGCTCATCAAACGGTGGAGTAATTGGAAAAACGAATAAGGCTTCGTTTGGAAAGTGTACAGTTACAACTAAAACATCATCAGGAACAATCACAACTCAACCAGGAACTGCAATAGCGGCTATGACAATCGTCGGTGGTGGTGGCGGTGGTGGTGCTAACGCTGGCGGTGGTGGTGGCGGTGGTGGTATGGTTTTACACCCTGGAATACAAGTTTGTGGAAATACACCTTACACTGTAACAATAGGTGGTGGAGGTTCAGCAGGTGCTTCTGGGGCAGATTCAAGTATTGCACCAGGGACTCCAGCATTTTTAAGAGGTAGAGGTGGTGGACCAGGTGGTGGTCATCCAGATGATGCTGGAGGACCTGGTGGTTCTGGTGGTGGAGTTGGAAGAGATGCGATTCCTCCAGGATCATCTGGTGGATCATCTACACAAAGTTCACAACCAGGAGATTCTGGAACATTTGGTTTTGGAAATGCAGGTGGTAATGGGTGTCAAACAGGAAACCCAGATCCAGGTGGTGGTAACACTGGAGGTGGTGGCGGTGGTGGTGCTGGCGCAGCAGGTTTTGTTGGAGATTTTCCAGATGGTAGTGGACCAGGTGCAGCCTGTGCAACAGGTGCAGGTGGAGCAGGAAAAGATGTTACTCCTGTAATGGGACCAGGTTTACCTAATTCAGGTTTATACGCAGGTGGCGGTGGTGGAACAGTTCAATGTGGTACTGGAGGAAATCCAGGACCTGGTGGTGGTGGACGAGGTGGAGCAAACCCTGCTCCTAATGGTGGTGCTGGTACAGCTAATACTGGTGGTGGTGGTGGAGGTGTAAGAAATCCATCAGGATCAGGTGGAGGTGGAGGTTCAGGAATTGTAGTAGTAAAAGAATTAAGTAAAGCAAGTGGTGTGTGGTCAATGCAAAGTCAATTTCAAGCCAAGTCTCAAGGAACATGGCCAGTTTTTGGTTATGATATAAATTATTTAGTAATCGCTGGTGGTGGCGGTGGTGGTAATGCTCAAGGAACTGGTAGTGGTGGTGCAGGAGGGGGAGCCGGAGGATACAGAGCTTCAGGTTTTGGACCAAGTCCATTACAGGGAAGTTCTTTATTTTTAGGAAGAGGAGATTTTACAGTCACAATTGGAGCTGGTGGATCTGCTGGTCAAGCAGGACCTGTATCTCCATGTGCACTTACAAAAGGACAAAATGGAACTGATTCATCTGTAGCAACTATAACCTCAACTGGAGGCGGTGGTGGTGCTGGTCGTTGTTCGCAGGGTGGTAATCCTGGAGGATCAGGTGGTGGAGGTAATGTTCCATGTAAAGGATCTGGTAACACACCTCCTACGGACCCACCTCAAGGTAATGATGGTGGTGGTAGAAGTGTTGGCTTTGGAAGAGGTGGTGGTGGTGGAGCTGGTGGTGCTGGTGATAACAGCAATACTAATCCAGCAAGTGGTACAACTAGTGGTAATGGTGGATCAAGTGTTCCAAATGCAATTTTAGGCCCATCTACAGATTACGCTGGTGGTGGTGGAGGTGGTTCATTACAAGCTGGACCTTGTGGAGGTAGAGCAGGCTGCGGTGGCGGTGGAGGTGCTGGAAACGGCGGTGCTAAACCTGCAAACTCTTCTGTTAATGCTGGCGGTGCTGCAAGTTCAAATACAGGATCAGGTGGTGGTGGAGGAAGTGCAGCATTTGGTTGTGCACCTTCTAGAGCAGCTGGAGGTAATGGAGGTCCAGGTATTGTTATTCTTAGAGGACCGAGCGCAGTTACATTTAGCGCTAGCCCAGGTCCATCTGCAACAATTTCAACTCATCCTGGTGGAGATAAGTTAGCTAAATTTACATCTACTGGAACATTGACAATTTCTTAGCAGTTGATATAAGAAAGTCATAGAAAGATGAATCTTACAAATTATTATTGGTATTTTCAATCAGCAATACCTTCTAGGATTTGCGATGACATTGTTCGTTATGGAAAACAATTACAAGATCAAATGGCTGTTACTGGTGGTTATGGTCAAGGTAAAAATTTAAATAAATCACAAATAAAAGATTTAAAGAAAAAAAGAGATTCAAATATTGTTTGGATGAGTGATAGATGGATTTATAAAGAAATACAACCATATGTTAATCAAGCAAATGCAAATGCAGGTTGGAATTTTCAATGGGATTTTTCTGAATCTTGTCAGTTTACAAAATATGAAAAAGGCCAATTTTATGATTGGCATTCTGATAGTTGGGACAGACCATACATGAGAGAAGGCAATGATCCATCAAACGGCAAAATAAGAAAGTTATCTGTAACAGTTAGTTTATCAGACCCTAAAGATTATAAAGGTGGTGAGTTAGAATTTGATTTTAGAAATAAAGACCCAGACAAAAAACCTAATATTAGAAAATGCACAGAGATATTACCAAAGGGGTCTTTAGTTGTATTTCCTGGTTTTGTATGGCACAGAGTTTGCCCAGTTAAAAAAGGTTCTAGATATAGTTTAGTAATATGGAATTTAGGGTGGCCATATAAATGAGTTTTCCAAAACAATTACAATTAGAAGAATATTTTAAATGTCCTATATGGTGGGCAGATGAACCTAAATTCGTTAAAAAATTAAATAAAGCTTCTGATAAATATATTAAAGATTCACAAAAAAATTTAAAAAAACAAATAGACACAAGAAATAAAAAGTTTGGAAACAAAGGAGATATGGGTCATGTGTTTCATTCAACGTCATTAATTGGTGATCCAAAATTTAAAGATTTACAGGATTATATAGGGGCAACATCCCACAATTTATTAGTTGAGATGGGTTTTGATTTAACTCAATATCAAGTATTTACCACAGAAATGTGGGTGCAAGAGTTTGCCAAACAAGGTGGAGGACATCATACTTTACATACACACTGGAATGGACATATGTCTGGTTTTTATTTTTTAAAAGCATCGGAGGCAACATCTATGCCATTATTTGAAGACCCAAGACCTGGTAATGTTATGAATCTTTTACCAGAAAAAGATAAAACAAAAGTAACTTACGCATCATCACAAATTCATTATAAAGTTCAACCAGGTAGATTAATATTTTTTCCATCATACATGCCACATCAATATATAGTTGATATGGGCTATGAACCTTTTAGGTTTATACATTGGAACTGCCAAGCGATACCAAAAGGAGTTTTAAATGTCGTTCAAAAAAAATAAATACAGCGTTTTAAAAAATGCAATATCAAAAGAACTAGCAGAGTTTATTTACAAATATTTTTTAAATAAAAGAAATGTAGCTAAAGTTTTATTTGACTCTAGATATGTATCTCCTTTTACAGAATACTTTGGTGTGTGGAATGATGAACAAGTCCCCAATACATATTCACATTATTCTGATATTGCGATGGAAACTTTATTACAAGAAGTAAAACCTGTTATGGAAAAACATACTAAATTAAAATTAAGTCCTACTTATTCTTACGCAAGAATATATAAAGAAGGTGATGTGTTAGCTAGACATAAAGATAGATACTCATGTGAAATATCTACAACATTAAATTTAGGTGGTGATGATTGGCCAATATATTTGGATCCTACAGGTAAAAAAGGTCAAGCAGGAATTAAGATAACTTTAAAACCAGGTGATATGTTAATATACTCTGGTTGTGATTTAGAGCATTGGCGAGAAGAGTTTAAAGGTAAAGATTGTGGCCAAGTATTTTTACACTATAACAAAACAGGATCTAAAATGGCAAAAGAAAATGCTTTAGATAAAAGACCAATGATAGGCTTACCTGCATGGTTTAAAGGCACAAAGTTGACAGAACCAAAAAAATAGTTTATACACTAGGCTTGCAGGGGGATGATCCACCACAGATTCCCTCTGCTTAAAATCTATTGAAATCATTTATAATCTGATATAACACCTAATAAACAGGTTTTTATATGCTACAAAAATTAGGGTTTTTACCAGGATTCAATAAACAAGTCACAGAAACCGGGGCCGAGGGCCAATGGTTTGATGGTGATAATGTTAGATTTAGATACGGCTCACCAGAAAAAATAGGTGGTTGGCAACAGTTAGGAGAAGATAAACTTACTGGAGCAGGCAGAGCTATTCACCACTTTGATGATAATGCAGGTATTAAATACGCTGCACTTGGCACAAATAGAATTTTATACATATACTCTGGTGGAACTTTTTACGACATACATCCTATAAGAACTACAATAACAGGAGCTAACTTTACTAGCACCTCATCATCAACAACAGTTACTATAACTCTTGGATCTGTTCATGGATTACAAGAAGATGATATTGTTTTGTTTGATAGTGTAACAGGATTAAGTGGTTCAACATTTACCAACGCTACCTTTGAAGATAACAAATTTATGGTTACTTCTGTGCCAACCACTACGACGTTTACTATAACCATGGATACAGCAGAGTCTGGCACACCTTTAAGTGCAGCTGGATCAGCATCTGTTTTAATATATTACACTGTAGGACCAGCACAACAACTAGGTGGTTTTGGTTGGGGTACAGGTTTATGGTCTGGTACTGCTTTAGGTGCTGCTACTACAACTCTAGCTTCTACGATTAATGATACAGTAACAGATATACCCTTAACTAACTCTGCAGCATTTCCATCTGCTGGAGAAATTAGAATAGGATCAGAAGATATAAGTTTTACAGCAAACAATACTACAACAAATATTTTAAGTGGTGGTGCAAGAGAAGTTAATGGCACAACTAAGGCAGGACACAGCGCCGGTGCCACAGTAACAGACATTTCTAAGTTTGTTGCTTGGGGTGATCCATCTTCTTCTGACTTTACAATTGATCCAGGTTTATGGATATTAGATAACTTTGGAACAAAATTAATTGCATTAATATATAATGGTCAGTGTTTTGAATGGGATGCTGCAGCAACAAATGCTACAGGAAACAGAGCAACTATTATAGCTAATGCACCTACTAAATCTAGACACGTATTAGTATCTACTCCAGATAGACACTTAGTTTTTTTTGGAACTGAGACTACTGTTGGTGACCAATCAACACAAGACGATATGTTTATAAGGTTTTCTGATCAAGAAAATATTTCTGGAACTAATGCATATACAGTTACCGCCACCAATACAGCAGGTACACAAAGGCTTGCAGACGGGTCTGAGATTATGGGAGCCATTAGAGGTAGGGATGCAATTTATGTATGGACAGATACAGCATTATTTCTTATGAAATTTGTGGGTCAACCATTTACTTTCTCATTTGAACAAGTAGGTACAAACTGTGGATTATTTGGAAA